AGCGGGATAAATTCCCAGAGCAGATTGTAGTCCACGATGAGAAGTTCCTTCACTTTCTGCTTTACACATAATATGAGTAATTGCTTCTACCATATCAATTTTGTCTTCTTCAGATAACATATGATACTTACCAATTGCTCGTTGACGAGATTCTTCGTTCGCTTTCTGAAGTTCTTTGAAGGAATCAGAATCCCACCATTCTTTTAGTGATTTACCGAATTCGTTGGGTTGTTTTTCATTCATAATGATACTGTCTCCATTCCTCAACATTAGTTTTTTCGAGATCAAAAATCATTTTATTGACTGGAACTCTGGGTCTCCGCACCAATTTCATTCCCGTATGTTCTAGAAGCATACTACCTTTTTTGGTATTGCATGAAGAACAAGCTACTACTAAATTTTCCCATGTGTCTTCGCCACCCTTAGAACGAGGGATGACATGATCTATAGTTAGTTTAGATTTAGAACCACAATATTGGCAAGTATTGTTATCTCTCTTGTAAATCATAGAACGAGAAGGAGAGATATTCATAATTTTAGATATAGGTAACTTTACATAATCTAAAAGTCTGATAACTCGACTTGAGAGTACTTGTGCCTTTTCTTTTAGAAGAAGAACGATTGCTCGTTTCCAGTTTGTAAAATTAATTGGTTCATAACTAGAATTTAAAACCAATACTGTCTTATAGGGTTCTATTGGCAACTCATGCATGACCGTTTTTTATGAGCTAACACTATCTAGTCAAGATCCAAAAGGACCCCACCGGCCCCTTTTATTATCTTCATCGCCATTCATTCTCTCTTCCAATTTATCCATAAGTTGATCTGCTGCAATAAGATTATCAATTTGCATAATCATTTCAGCAATATGTTTACCTACAAAAGGTTTTTCTTGACGAGCAGCATAAGCAAGTGCATTTCGTAGTGCAGCTTCTGCTTCTCTTAGACTAGTTTCAACGGATTCGGATAATGACATAATTTAAAATTCGTTTCTTCTTCTTGGTTTAAATGGTTCATCCTTCCATTTGCAGTACTCGGGAAGTTCTGATTTTTGATCCTCAAAATATTGACAAAGAACTGCAACATCAGGTGGATATTTTGGTCTTTGAAATTCAAAGTTAAGATTATTAATATGACAAAAGATATTATATCCACAAATAAGAACTTCAACCATCAACACTCATCCATTCCTAGTGGTTTGGTAACTTTACGAAGAAGATATGATCCATCACCTCTATCAACCCACTCAATTTGATCGCCCTCTTTTAGATCTGCGGTTTCTAAAAGATCGTCAGGGAATGAAACGAAGTATTCAATTTCATCCGTGTCCGCATCTTTACATTCCTCAACTGGAAGCATCCATTTAACAACTTTGTCTTCTTTCACAAGAGTTCTTTCTGTCTCTCCAGGATTGCGAGCATAGACAGTCTTTCCACCATCAGGAGACTCATAAACCTTGCCACTAAAAGGATTCAGTCGGTTTGGATCATTACGATCATATTCATAGTAATACTTGGAATATGATTTACCATTAACAGAATACTCATCTACTTTAGTAGTTTCCTTTGCAGGAAGAGGAGTATACTCGTAACCTTCTCTCTTCAAAGTTTCTTCAAATTCTTCTGAATAATAATTTTCTTCCCAAAAACTATTCCAGGCACCTTTACACTCTGGAGATGGGTCATCTTTATCACAACTCAGAGGTTCTTTGTGATGAACAAGATATTCTAGATCACTATGGCCCCACGGTGGCATGGAAGGCTCATAATATTCTTTTTCTTTATTTACTGCATCCCAAGCATCATTTTCTTCTTCTTTTTGTTTAACTATGGTCTCTTTCCAGGCAAGTTTGAACTTTTCATCAAACTCTTCCAGGTAATATCCAAGAAACTCATATGCTGCAATCGCAAGAGTTTCTGCCTTATCATATTCGTGTTTCTGAATTGATTCTGCTGCAACATCAATAATCTCACGAGCAGAACAAATCTTGGATGTTACCATCTCAAGATCATTCATTACATTCCAAACTTTATTGTAGTCCGAGTTCATTTGAAACACTCTCCAAAATTTCTTTGGTCTGTACGGTTTCTTCTATAATAGACTTGATTTGTTCATCTGTCAAGCCGTTCAACCATGACCACCTTTCATCTTTTGGATTCCACTCAAATGCAAAAGATCCATCAGGGTTTTCAATAATGTTTAATCCAGATTCGTGAAATTGTTTTTCCATCTATTTACTGAGTAATTGTTGCGTCTCTTCTAACCAAAGATAATCTAAATGCGAATCATTTATAATTCTAATTGCATCCACTGGAGTCTCAACTAAAGGTTCTCCAGCTAAATTAAAACTAGTATTCAAAAGTATACCATGACCAGATAGTTTTTTAAATTGCTGCAAAAGTTCATACAAATATCCATCAGATACAGTTTGAATTCTACATGTGTTATCTATGTGAGTTATTCCAGATAACATTTTAACATATTTTTGTCTTACTGGGAAACATATAGTCATAAAAGGACTAGATTTAACCCTACCCATATCAAAGTAAATATCAGAATCTTCTTCCAATACTACACAAGCAAAAGGACGATACCATTCTCTCTTTTTAATCTTATTTACAATATCTTTTGCATTTGGATTCAATGAGTTGAAAAATATAGAACGATTTCCCAAAGCTCGTTGGCCAGCTTCTGCAAAACCAGTATAAACAGCAATAGATTTATCTTGATGCAATAAATTGGCAATGTCTTTTATTGAAGTTGTTATACCTTTATATGAGGAAATATCGTAGTGTGTGCCATGAAAAGCGGTTGTTTCAATGGGATTTGGTATTTTTCCAGTCAATTCAACATAAGTATTCATTGCAGCACCTATACTTACACCATTATCATTACATACTGGTTCAAAATAAAACTCTACATTAGGAAATCTTTGCAAGTAATAGTAGTTCGATACAATATTCATACCATAACCACCAGAAATACAAACTTTTTTAATCCCTGTTTTCTGAATTGAGTCTTCTATTAAATCCCCAATTACTTTTTGCGTTTGTTGTTGAACTTCATAACAAAAATCTGCATGTAACTGGTAGTTATCTTGTTCTACTTTTTTAATAGGTTTTATATCTGGACTCTGTTGTAAAAATAAATTTTCAAATAACTTATTGGGTAATCCATAAGAGGAAAGTCCCATTGATTTTCCACAATCATCTGGAGTATTTCCGATTAATACTGAAGCCATGTCATATAATCCACCAACTCCAACTTTACCCCAAGGCAAATCCCATGAAGAAAATGACTCTACAACATTCTTATAAATTAAGGTATTTTTTTCTCTATTGAATGCAAAAACACTTTCTACTTCTACCATATTATCTTCTATTTTCGATCCAGAACCATCAGCAACGATTACTAAACTTTCATCAAATTTGCTATTGTAGAAAGCAATAGAAGCATGATTCAAATGATGATCTTGTTGAAGAACTAATTTTATATTTGGATTGTGATTTTTACACTCTTCAAATATAGTTACTATAAAATTATCTCCCTGCGGGGGATTGAAATTAGATATACAAATTATATCGATTTTTAACTTCTGACAGATATTTTTAACTAAGGATAATACTACTTTTTCATCGTAATCATATTTTTTTCTTGTCAATCTTTCTATCAAAAAATATTTTTTTACATGACCATTTTTTAAAAGACATATTGAAGAATTATGACCTAAATGAACACTCAATATTGTCATTACTCTCTTTCAAGATCTAAAGTAACACAATGAAAGATTCCACTCAATGTTCTTCCATGTCTCATAGGAAGCATTGCACATTCTACACCATGTTTTTCCAGTTCTTTTCTGGTTGGTTCTTGATGTTCTTCTAAAGCCACTAAGTTTGGATTGATACTGAACAAATTCATGTTGCACCATTCTGAAGCATGATTATAACCTGGATAATATCCAATATCAACTGGTTCAGGACACCAAACCACATCCCAATTTCGAAAAGGTTCTGGAAGAACATCCACAGATTTGATTCTTTCTGGATTTAACAACATTAAACCTTCACGGAGAAAAGCAATAGTCGTATCAATGTGCATATAACTATAAACACCTTGAAGAAGGTGAACTTTTGCACGATCTTGAAGCATTTCTTGAAGTAGATTAGCTCCTGCAACATTACCACTATTAGAAACTAGGTAAAGAACATCATCATTTGCACGAATAATATTTGCAGCGTCAAATGCAGGGGTTACTTCAGTCAATGCAAGAGTATCTTTATCTCCTACACAATTTTCATTGTAAAGATCATCTTGATGTTTGCATGGGACAATGATAGTGGTGCCTAAAAGATCGATCAAAGGTTCCCATGCATCTCTTCTACACTTCAATGGCATTGGAGTTGTAATAGTCAGATCTTTATGAGTAAAGACAATATCTCTTGGACAAAAGTTATAGTAGTCTGTAGGAGTTCTGTAAGGCCTTACAACTTCTACATCTTCACCTTGTAAGAATTTAACAAAAACTTCTAGATCTTCATTTGTCTCATCAATAACTTGTTGGGGATACAATCCAACAGGAACATCTGAAACATCTTTTCTGTCCGCATAGTTGATTGTACGGACGCTCAGATCTATTTCAGGAACTCTTGCATGATCTGCAACTCCTACTATTACTTTTTTTAATTTACCCCACTCGTTTTGACTTTTCATTACAAAACCCCTGTAATTTGGATTGCATATCTATCTTTCATGCCAAAATTATAAAATGCATGTATTTCATCATGATTCCAATAAAAACAATCCCCTGCATTCCATTTGCAGTGTGCAATATCTTTAATTTGTAAAATTTGACCTGGTGAACTATCTTCCAACATCACCATACATCTTATTACATTTTCGGAATTAACATCATTCATTTCTATGTACTTCTCATAGAGATCCGTATGAAGAGGAAGATATTGACCAGGTTTAAAGTAATTAACTGCGGCAGCTACTTTATCCAAAAAAGTAAAATGTGGAACGATGTACTCGTCCACGCATTTTGGCATAGGGTTTGGCAATTGATACTTGTAAAGAGATAGTTTTTCTTTACTATGGCCAGATTTCAAATACTGATCTACCAACTCCTCATCTTTATGAGTGGCTAGAATGTAATCAAGATTATAAAAATCTCCAGTATTCCAATTTGGTTTTATATGGTCAATCATTTGAATACTGACATTTTGCTTAAATCTGGGTAATCCTCGTGGCTCCATTTTTTACCGGGAGTTTTTTTCCGCTCATTTAGTAATTCAATTCCCGTTTTGGCCACCTCTGGAGTCATGTAATAATGATATCCGATAGTATCTATGTCCTGTTCAATCCATGCACGACTGAGATCACGACCATCGTAGGACATTTTTTTAAGTTTATCATAATCTTCTTGGTTTTGCAATAAAATTGCACCACCTCGACCTAAGTTCAAGTGTTTTTTAAACTGAAAACTTAAACACATGTAAGTATTGGGGATATATGTGTTTTCTCCCCAAAGAACAGCAGCATCAATAATATTTGTGAATCCCAGATAATAATAATCCGACCACTCTTCTTCTTTCCAGTGCCAATTCAATCCAAGTTTCATGCAAGTCATTGGAACTGAAACATAAGTTCTTTTTGGGATTGTAATACAATCTTCTTGAGTGTGCCTCAAACAAAGTTCTAGTGCATGAGTACACGAATCAGTAGCTACCGCATACGGAGCTCCAAAAAACTCTGCAATCTGTGACTCAAACTCAGTAACATATTCAAACATTTTAGTAAAGACCTATATCGTAAGTTAATTCTTTTTCCAATTCTTTTGGTACAATAATTCTATCATTTGGTTTACCATAAGTAAAGAATTCTTCAAGAGTATAATCATCTCTTAGTTGTGTCCACCACTTTTTATAAGCTTTATAACAAAACTCCAAATCTTTTCTTTCATTTTTCCTATCAATATTTTGAGCCCAACTACCAAGATTTTGATTTACTGAAATAAGTGGCATACAATAAGTTTTTCCATTGTGTCCAAGAAAATAATCCGTAGTAAAATTAGGCATTCCCATTCCACTGTAATACTCAATTCCTCTAGGAGACCATTTATAATTACAAATATTTTGGGAAAGATCAAACTTACCTTCTTTATAATGAAGACTTATAATTTTTTCTGCATATCTCCTATTGATTAAAGAAGCCCCTGTACTGTGGCCGGATAAAATGGGATGCAAGTAACAAGGAACAATCTTATCATTTTCAAAACTCATTTGAATACAATCCCAATCATACGGGATATTGTTCATCAAATATTCCCAATCAAAGTGCCAATGTTCGATAAAACTAAGGTCGTAATCATCTTCCATGATGATTACATAAGGATCACTTGTAGTCTCTAACCAATTTTTAATGTTGATTAAGTGAGCAAGAGTTATAGAAATTTCTGCAATATGTTGTTTCCTTCTTTTATATTCTTCTGGAAAAGGATTCAAGATAACTAGGTCTTTCCAGTAATCTTCATATGTTGAAAGTTGATACTTGGATCCAGAAACTTTTGTATAGTTTTTTATTCCCCAATAATCATACTGAGTTTCGGTATATTCTTGTCTATCTTTTCTCTCATCAATATTTGCAAGAATGATCGGCGGAAGACCCTTTAGTTTATCCTTTAAATTCATGATTCACTTCTAGTGTTAGTTCTTTTTTCTTAAATGAATTCAAATAAAAAATATCATCTAGACTATAATCTACAGACTTATTTTTCCACCAATCCAAAACTATAGTGTCACAAGTTTTAGACATCTGATTAATCTTTCCATTTCGATATCCATCACTTATAAAATTAAAATTAGTAGTAAAGATAGGAATGGAATATGTTACTCCTATTTGATATAGAACAAAGTCTACAGACTGATAGTGATATTCTGGCCAATTTCTATACCCATAGTTTGAATATAATTTGAATTGTTTATCTATGTAATGAAGTTTAATTAGTTTTTCTGCATATGATCTATTAATGAGTACGCAGCCAGTAGAATGATTATTACGAGTCCACTTGGAAAGATTCATTCTAACAAATCTTTCACCGATGATATGGAGTTGAATACATTCCCAGTTACAAGGTAAATTGTTGACAAAGGTTTTCCAATTAAATTGCCAGTATTGAACTGGTTCTAAAGAGAAATCATCCTCAACTATCAAACAAGTTTCAGAGACGTTAGAGTTGTACCAATCAATTATACCATGTATTCTGTCAATTAGAGTAGCAAGAAACCACACTTTTGTTCTAAGTTTGTCAATTATTACTTTGGATTTCCACTCTTCATAATTATCTACAGAATACCTAGAAGAATTAACTCTATGATAGTTTGTTATTCCATAATCGGAAAATTGTTTTTCTAGATATTCTCTGCGATCAGTTCTATGGTCTAAATTAAAGTAATATATTGGAGGAAACCCCTCTAATTTGGTCATAACCTTTCTACCATTTCAATATCATTTTCTTTTCCGTAAGAAAAAAATTCCTCTAGAGTGAAGTTGTCTCTCTTATTTTGCCACCAATCGTAATAGATATCTCTACAAAGAAAATGATGTTTTTTGGGTACTTTATCTAGATATGGATTTTGAGTTATCAACGGCAACTGATATGTCTTACCTAAGAAAGGAATAAAACTATCTAATGAAACAACTCTATACTTAGTATTGCAAGGGTAAATTCCATGTTTACGGATTAACATGTATTTTTCTTTTACATAATGTAAGTTAATTAATTTTTGAGCAAAGTGTCTATTGATTAGGATTGGTCCATAAGCACTTGTCGGATCTTTAGGATGAAGATAGAACTTAATATACCAATTTGATTCAAAACCCAACTGAATACAGTCCCAATCATATGGAACATGGCTCATTAAGTACTCCCAATCAAAGTGCCAATGTTCAATGAGATTCAAATCGTAATCATCTTCAAATAAAATCAAATATTTTTCATCAGTTGTTTCCAACCAATGTTTAATCATTTCAAGAGTAGATAATGTGATCGAAGCTGCCAGTTGATGACGTTTGTCTCCAATTATTTGTGGAAAATGTAGAATATCTTTCCACTCATCATAATTTTCAACCAAGTATTTTGATCCAGAGAATCTTGTTACATTATTGAGATTCAATTTTTCAAATTGTCTCTCCATGTATCTCCTTCTATCCACTTCAGAATCTAAGTTAAGATAGTAGATACTTGGAATTCCCTTAAGTTTGTCAGACATACCAAGTAATGATCGAATATCGAGTTCCAGATGTTACGGGCATAATTTCATGTGGAAACATAAAGTTGGATGGGAACATTACAATAGATCCTTTCCCGCCCCTTATTATAATTTCTCTATCAAAAAATGCAAACTCACCACCCTCATAATCATCATTTAGAAGAAAAGAACAACTTACTGATCTTTGTTGACTTTTAAATGAATCCGTATGTTGAGTATAAAACTGACCTTCTTTATATCTCAATAAGTTATAACCAGTATCAATTTCAGAAGCAACTTCTGGAAATAACTTTCTATATTCGTTTATTGCAGTTGAAGCACAAACATAGAAATCTTCATCAAGTTTCTTTCTAACATCAAAATTTTTCTGAAGCACTATATTTTCAGTAATGTTAATTATATCGCAATTCCTAATTTGATCATCTACATTTCCGTTACCCACACTACTTGAAGTCCAAAAAGTACAATCATGATACTCTTCTAAAATTCTATCACACAATTCTTCAGGTACAACACTATCTAATGTGAAAATATATTCATCTAATGATTTTTTACTTTTAGGAGAAGCTAGTTGAACTTCAACTTTTGTCTCGGTAACAGGGGTTTCTTTCGAGACAACATCTTTAATTATAGGTTTGTTTGTTTCATTAACTTTATCAAAATATGCATAAGCGCAATCCCCACGACTTCTGACATAATGTAAAAATACTTGACTGTAATATTCACCATCATAGGTTTCTCTCCAATGAGGAGCAATTTTTCCCAGATAGATCATGGCATCTCCAGGATTCAACTCTACACAACGACTTTCTCCAGATGGAGTTTCGATCCATATAGGCCAATTAGAATCTCCATGCAAATGTAAAGTCAATGACACTTCACAAGCATCTCTATCTACATGTCGTACCAACTCACTTCCGTTTTTATATACTCTGGAGTAAGCATAAGTAGGTAAAACTGTTTCTCCAATTGCAGAAGAGATTTCTGGAGTTTTTTCACAGAGTAATTCTAAAAATGAAGTATAATTATACGCAGAATATGAATTTGGAGCCTGAGAATCGCCTTCTAAGTTATTCTCTTTGCAATGTTTTAAAAATTCAAAGGAAAGATTAGATGCCCTTTCCTTTGAAATAAAATTAGGCAGGACAATATAGTTATTTTCAATCAATGTATTTTTCATTTTATATTACCAATAATATAAATTTAAATCTCTTTTAAAAGTTCTTCGATGTCATAGAAGATATTTTCATCATCTTCTTCGTCTTCATCATTTGAAGTGGAAAGGTGTGTTTGATTAAATGCTTCAAGAAATTGAGATTGAATACGTTCCTGTTCTTCTATTTTAAGCCTTTCTTCTTCGAGCAATCGTTGTTGAATTAAAGATTCTTCTTCTTCTTTTTTTTCATTCCACAAATCAATCGCTTGTTCGAAGTTACAAATTCCATGCAATACTAATGTATCTAGTTTCATATTTTGATGGGATCCAACAAATTCAATTTCACCTTTACCATCTAACCACTGAACTGCATGAACAATTTTTCCATCAATTTCGGGAATCCAAGATAAATCTATATCTCCATAAGATACTTGATCTAAGTAGACACGGTTATCTGCAGGGATGATGCTTAGTCTCACAGTTTATTCTCCTGGTAGCGTATGAGTATTCGTAAACGGTGTAACATTTACTGGTAAAATACCATTTTGTTGTAGTGTATCAATATATAGTTGTCTATTTTCAGTATTGGATTTTACTACTTCATTCCTAAATGACTCCACAGCAGAGCCAGTCTGTCTTTGTTGTTGAGAATTTTCAATTGTTAGCATAGGCATCCAAGTTACAGCACAAGACCAATGATCCACATCTTCACCTGTATTTGGATTCATTCCTCTTACGTGAGTATACCAAGAACACTTATGTTCTATACAATCTTTTTTAATAAGAGGACAATAATTACCAGATTCGTTCTTCTTCATATAGACAAAAATATTTTTCTCATTCTATCACGGATTAGGCAAAAGTACAAACAATAACATCAATATATTGAACTCTAAGATCCACATTTGTTGAAAATTGTGCTGTTCCTGACCAAGGATGGCTATGTGATCCACCTCCACCGTTTGCTCCTGTTGCAGGAGAATTTCTACTCCAACCAGCACCGGCCTGAACATCACCGCCGCCTGGGCTCAATCCAATAGCACCACCGTTAGGATGACTATGACTTGGTAATTGTGGAGTAGTTAGTGTTGTATTACCAGTACCCCCAGTCATTGGGACGTTTGGCGCTGAAACGGTCCTAAGAGAGTTAGGAAATACACTACTAAATGCCGAAGTTCCTCCAGAACCTCCACCAGTTCCATTAACAACTCTAAGAGTTTTATCGTTATGAGTTGTAGATTTTGTCCACCCTGTAGGAGCATTTGCTTGAAAAAATATTGATACTGAACTTTGTGGAACAATACCATACTTAGAATTCAAAACTGTACCGTCACTGAACGATACTCCGGCGGATGTTAGTTTAGCAGCCATCTTATATAATGTAAACTACAGATGTTATTTAAAGTATTTATCCATTAAAAGTACAGATGATAACATCTATATATTGAACTGAAATATCAACGGTTTGATTTGGAACCGTTCCAGATCCACTAACGGGGTGCGAGTGTGAATCTCCGTTTCCAGTTTCGCTTTGGCCGGGTGCAGTTCTTGTCCAACCGCCTGCACGGGCCACATCTCCACCTCCCCATCCTATAAAAGCTCCATCTGGATTAAATAATTGAGGATTAGCTGATACTCCAATCTCACCGCCATTAGGATGATCATGAGAAGCAATTTGAGGAGTAGTTAGAGACAATCCTCCCGAACCATCTGAAGCAGTTAGTGCCCCACCAATAACAAAACTACTCATAGTAGTTGTAAAGGCATTTGTTCCTGCAGATCCACCACCAGATCCAGACACAACCCTAAGTGCTTTATTATCGTGAGCTGTAGATTTTGTCCACCCAGTAGGCGCAGCTGATTGATAAAAAACCCAAGCAGTGCTAGTAGGAAAAATCCCTCTTTTTGAATTCAGTTCATCTCCTACTGCAAATCTTATTCCATTGGTGGTCAATGACGCCATGTTTTATACCAATATATTTCCTACTTTTAGAGTATTTATAATTCAACTATTAACACTCTTCGCAGTCGCCATCTTTATATTTCTTACGAATCTTTTTGAGTTGTTTAAGTTCCTCTTTAATCATTTTATAGGCACTATCAGCATCAATTTTATCACCTATTTCCAGACCAATAATAATTTCTATTCTTGTTCCAAAGTGTGCTAATGCTTTTTCAAAGCAGTCTAATTCATACATCGTAATTAATCCTACAACGTTCGGCAATAATATCTATGCGAGCATCAAGAGAGTTTTCCATACGATAGAGTTCGTTTGTAGTACTCACATTTTCTTCTTCTAAAACTTTGATTCTAGATTCCAACTCTTCAATTTTTTTAAACAAAGTTTCTACAGGAGTTTGGTCGTCCAAATTTCCCCACTTATTAAAAAACCAATAAGGATCTTGTTTCATAATACACCTACTTCTTTTAAATACCTTCGATATGCCATAAATCTGCGAAGAGAAGGCTGACCTGGAATAGGGCCTAAACTCTCGCAGATTTCGCAGTAACATAACCAATCATACCAAGGCGTTGTTGGATCAAGCGTTGGGTGAGGGCTTGTTTGTGTGTAATTCTTTAAGGAGTTTAGCCAATTCTGGAGTTTCATTCCATTCCCATACTTGATTGTGTGTTGGATCTTTTTTTTCAATTGTATAAGTTCTTTTTGACATAGTTGAATTCTTCATCCAATGTTTAGTATACCATTTGTTTAAATTTTTATCAAGTCTTAGGTTTAGTTTTAATTACATCCCAAATTCTTTGAAACTCTGGAAATGTTTCCATAACACTTTCATTTCTTATTTTATCAAATCTTCTCATTGAATCCAAAAACTGTGGGATTAACTTTTGTTCCTGATAAAGATCAATATATGTTATTAAACTTTCATAGAACCCAACACACATTTTCGATTTATTGGGAATTAAAAAGTTATCAATATGATTTCTTATCTTTTCTTTTGCGGCTTCTTTTGTTTTTTTATCTAAAATCCAAACTGATTGTTCTCTTGGAGTTTGTAAAAAATTCAAAAAGAAGAAGTCAATATCTTTCATCAATCCACTGGAATAGAGATACTGGTGTAGATCGACGATATCAAAAATATTTAATGCTTGAACTGTACAATCAAAATGTAACTCGTGAGTTTTTTCTTTATGTTTAAATCTCTCCCTAAATTGTTCCGCATGAGATACAAATCTATCCCATTTAAATCCTTTTCGGATTAATTCACCTCTTGCACCAACACCATCAATACTAATATGAACTTCTAGATGTTTATTAAATTGATCCCACAAATCAAAAATATGTCTACCTTTATAAACAAGATTACTAAAATTACTATTGTATGATACAGTAACCTTATTATTTTTACGCAATTCAATTAATTTATCCATTATCTTCCAATGTTCATCTACAATTAAAGCTTCACCGCCGGAAAAATACAAGTGATTAACATCTTTAATAAATGGTTCCACTTCTTCGTAGGTTTTTTCTGCAGCATCCCAGTTTCCAGAAATTTTTCCAAATTGTTCCAACTCAAAACTGGAACTTGAAGCGTAACTACACATTCTACATTTAAAGTTGCACTTATTACTTAATTTCAAATCCCAAAAAACAAATCCAGGTTCATTGACTGAATAATCATCATTAGTTTCATATATAAATTTTCTATAATTAGACCACTTATCATCAAATAAAATTTGATTATACTCTTCCCGAATAGAAATTTTTTCTGCGGCTTGGTTATTGTAGCACACCTGGCAATTTTTATGTGGTGTGCCATTTACCATACTCTCACGAAATTTCTTAATGGGTTCATCATTCCAAATTTCCCACAAAGATTTTTCATTAATATTTCCATAATTATATTCACAAACACAACAAGGAGTAACTTTACCATCCTGTCTGATATTTAAAACTAACCAAGGAGTACTACAAAAAACTCCATTATTAGGATCAATTTTATTTTTATCAATCATTATTCAAAATCCTCTCTAATTCAGGAAAAACTTCTAAAGAGTTTTCATTTCGTATACTATCTAGTCCAGACATATAAGACCTAAACATAGGAAGAAGATGTTCTTTCTTCTCGGTAGATAAAAGTTTAAGAATTGACATATATTCTTTAATAGATCTTTGAGCTTTTGCAGGCACAAGATAATTTTTAATATGGTATTTGATTTTTTCACCTAATAATTTACGGGATTCCATATCAAGAATTAAAACTGATAAAAAATCTGGATTATGTAAAATACATAAGGTAAAATCATCCCAACTATTAATGATACCTCTCAAATATAATTCTTTATGAGCATCCATTACATGAAAACAATTCATAGCTTGAACAACACAATTAATTGATATTCTTTGATGGGGAAATGCACTTCTAAACCTTTTGAAATTGTCAAGAAATTTTTGCCAGTCAAATCCTTTCCGAATTAACTCCCCTCTTCTTTCTGTCCCATCAAAACTTACAGACAAATATATGTTTGGAAACTTCTCCCACAACTTAAGAACATCATGATCCTTATATTTTAAGGTACTGAAATTTGTATTATAAGATAATTTAACTTTCTTGTTTTTAACTTTTTCAATCAATTTATTAAGAATTTTATAGTGGTGATCCGAGATCAGAGGTTCCCCACCAGCAAAATATATTTCTTCAACAATATCATACAATGGCTCAATGTCTTGGTAAACCATATCTACATCAATTTTTGGATACTCCCCCACAATATTAAATTCTTTTCTCATTTCCTGTTCCCAAGAACTGCTGTATCCAGGGCTGCACATTCTACATTTAAAATTACAAATATTGTTTAATCTAAAATCCCAATAAACAAGATTGAATCTTTCGAAAGTCCCATCTTCTTTGGTTTCTTTGACATACTTATAATGTTCTGAATAGACATTATTAAAAGTATGTCTAGGAGAACCATGTCCTACTTCTTCTTCTTTATAACATGCTGTACAGTAATTGGACTTCTTTCCAGCTATCATGTTCCTACGAAGTTCTCTCATATTTTCATTATTCCAAATCTCTTTAAGAGATTCATCCATTAGAGAACCCATTCTAAAATCTCTTGGAGCCCCATCACATTCCGTAGATTTTATTTCAAGAGGGGTAAGTTTTTCATCTGTATCATTTTCCCCATCTTGTTCATTGTCACATATGGGCATCAAACAACATGGATAAACATCTCCATTAGGTCCAATGTTCATATGTACCCAAGGAGCCATGCAAAAAGTCTTATTATCCTCTTTCTTTTCTTGACCTGATTCCATACCAAACCTCGTTATCTAACCAATAATCATTGACATATTTAACATATTTTTTATTGGGATCCTCTTTAATAAATTTAAAAATGTCAGGATTATCATAGTCAATTGGAAAATCTAAGAGTTCACTCACCCACTTCAAGTAATATTGCCGATGGAGAAAGAATGCTTCATTATCTAAAAAGTGAACTCTGAATCCATTCCCAATAATATTATTCTGATAGTAGTGCATTGCAACTGGTAAAGTTACTTCACCACGAACTCTCTTTTGTTGTTCTGAATTAATGTTTTGATCTCGTACAATAATACAAATCTGAACATCAATCCCTAAAGATTGAGCCTTTTCCGCAAATTCTTGTACCTTTGGAATATATCTTACTCCATCATAAAAGAAAGGGCAACTTACATTTGCCAACCAATAATCATAACCTTCAAAGTCTTTTTCTGTCAACTCTTCTGGATTGACCCAATACTTTGCAAAGTATTCCTCATCACTTGGAACCCAATACTTGTCTAAAAGAGACTTCCATCCACCAACCTTAGGATGAGTACTGAATACTCTACTAAAGAAATGATTACCAGATCCTTGTGGTCCGGTTATGATAACTAGTTTCTTCATAATGACTTGAGAGGTACTCCAGTTTTGTTACAATTGTCCAGAACATATTCCTCTACATGATGGATATACTTGTCATTAGGATCATTAGATAATATCTCATCAACTCTGGGATCATTCCAAGCTACAGGGATACTGAGATCCAAACTCTTCAGGTACTCTTGTTTGTAGAGATAGAGTAACTCATAACTCAAGAAGATGGGATTGGGAAACTCTGGAAGTTGTTTCATGAATAAGGGCAAAGTACTTTCTCCCCTTAAACGATTTTGTTGATGCCTAAGAATGTTTTGATCCCTACCAACCACCACTATTTGCGTTTTAATGCCAAGTTTTTCTACTTCGTTGGCAAATCCCATGATGTTTGGTTCCCATTTCTTTTCCTGAATACCAAGAGGAACACTGATACTCGTGAAGAAATATTCGTGAGTAGACCAATCAAAGTCTTTAAGTTTTGATGGATCTTTCCAGTGTTCGCAAAAAGGTTCTGCAAACCTATGGGCTTCCCAATAGTTATCAAGAAGAGTCTTCCATCCAAATACCTCTGGATGAAGTGAAAATATTTTAGACCAAAGATGATTACCAGACCCTTGAGGTCCGGTAAGTATTATCATTTTTTTCATTTGAAAAATAACAAATATACTAATCCTGGAATGATAATGAGGAATTGTGGGAGAAAGTTCATAATGATAGACTTCTCCTTCCACTTAAATCCCACATAAGTCCAACCAGATGCACCAATTAATTGTAGGATGCTATTCCAAGGGGTTAGTCCCAGTACATGAAACACCATTGCGATGAGTATTGTACAAGCACTAACCCACTTGATTATACGAGTTTTATCTTTTCTTTTTCTTATTTCAATTGAACTCATAATATAAGGTTTATATCAGACAGCAATAGCAGTATTTTTATTGCTGATTTCAAGAAGATCATAACGCATTTGTTCTACCATTGCAAGGATACGCTCTTGAACATCTGCGGCACCTTCTACAAGTTTCTCAAGTTTCCAACCACCAATGTTGGCATGGAATCCTTCATCCTTAGCGATAGCTGCATAACGAGAAGAGATAAACTGATCCTGCACACACTCGGCCATTTCGTTCCAAACCGCCTCTGCACGACCCTCAGCAACGAGTTGATACGCAGCAAGAGCAGCAGGGTCCGAAGATGCACCATACTTGTCTAGGAGGGTTGCACCCTTTGCCTGGGGGGAGGCCTCTTCCGCAGCAAATGCAGCATCTACATCAACTCTCTCACCAGAGATATGTTCAATTACTTCCTTTACCATACGGAAGTGTTTTGCTTCATCTTGTGCCTGTTTAGTGAGCAATTCAAGTTCAGTAACATCCATAGAAGCAGGAGCAGAAGCAACTTCGGCAGCAATCGCCTTCATGTTCATGGCTTCATTAACCATACGGCCACGGAAATGATTCACCATATGTTCTTTGCTTGGGTTTGAATCAAAGAAACGACGAACATTAATGCGTGATTGAGTAAAAAGTTCAGAATTACCTTCTTTAATTTTTTGTACAAATTCCTTTCCAGAAAGCATGTCAATATCTCCTATTTTTTTTATTTATTATAGTTATGAACTATTTTTTCTTTTGTTGAGTTTATTTTACCAATCCACTTTTCATACATAAGTTTGATTATCTTTTCATCATACCCACTCAATCCCAAGATATTATAAAGGTTTTCTATATTATATAAGGTCTCTGTTTCAGACAAATACCAATTTACATTCCATATGTAATCACAATGTTTTTTAAAAGTTTGTATCTGATTTTCTATCTCTAAATGTGTTTTATAGTAGACATTAGTTTTCTTTACTATCTCAAAAATTGACATATTATATTTTTCTTCTAAAGAAAGTTTATAATCTTTGTCTAAATCAAAATATTGACCTACAGATAATCCATTTAACAAATCATCTTTTGGATAAAATCCAAACGGGTAACATGAAATCTCATAAGAAAAAAGATTACTGTTTCCAAATTCATCAAAAAAATTTCTTAAAGAGAAAAATATTATAGGATTTTCAAATAAAATAAGAAAAGATTCCTGTGATATAAACTTATTGATTTTTATTTTTTCATTAAAATTATATTCAAGTTTGAAAATGAATTTTTTGTCTATGTTTTCACTTAAATAAAAGTTATAATTTTCGGTTCTACTA